AGTTGGTGTAATAGTACTAGTTGGAGTTTGTGTTGGTGTGTCGGTTATAGTTGGTGTAATAGTGTTAGTTGGTGTATTAGATGGTGTTGGTGTGTTTGTAGGAGTTTGTGTTGTTGTTGGTGTAGGTGTTGGTAATGGATTTGGTGTAAATGGTTCATATAATGAAGTGGTTACCCCTCCAACATTAGTGACAGTTAAATTATTATCAGAACTATCATTCAAGAAATAAATTCCATAATTAGTATTTAATAATAACGCAGTTCCTCCTGTGATTGCCGCGGATGGGTTACCATTTGAATTCGCACTTTGTGTTTTAGTAAGTGCTCGAGTTGGTGGTGTAAATGCTGTGGTATAAACCGCAGTTCCTTGTACAATACGGAAATTTGAAATATATCCATAAAAAAGTTCACCAGAATAATAAATATGTTCACCAATAGTTAAGTTATTTGTACCTGTTGCACTTCCTCCTCCAGATTTAGTTCCCTGCAAAATACCATTAATAAACAATCTTGTTGTAGTTCCATCAAATGACAACGCAATATGATACCAAGTATTAGTACTAATAGTATCCACAGAATTAAATATAAAACCATTTTGTTTACTAAAAGAAAGAGTAATGTAATAAGAAGAATTTAAGGTAAGAACTAAAAAATTAGTGTCATCAAACATTGACCATAAACTTTGATAAGTTTGTCCCGCCGAAAATCCTGAAAAATAATAAAACCCTTCATACGTAAATGCCACATTTTGATTAAATCCGGTATTATATGGTACCGTTAAATATCCACCATTGTATTGTGCACTACCACTTAATATTGGTGATGTTACAGTTGGTGTTGCAGTATTTGATGGGGTTATTGTATTTGTAGGTGTATTTGATGGTGTTTTAGTTGGAGTTTTAGTGTTTGTTGGTGTTTTAGTCGGAGTTTTTGTTGGTGTTCTACTTGCAGTTACTGAAGATGTTGGTGTTGGTGATAATCCAGGTGTTGGTGTTATAGTTGGAGTTTGAGTACTTGTTGGTGTTGGACTTGGTAATGGATTTGGTGTAAATGGTTCATATAATGAAGTTACAACACTACCTACATTAGTTGCGGTGAAATTATTATCAGATCTATCTTGTAAGAAATTAACACCATAATAAGTGTTTAATAATAATGCGGTTCCTCCTGTGATTGCCGCGGATGGGTTACCGTTTGAATTTGCACTTTGTGTTTTAGTAAGTGCCTGAGTTGGTGGTGTAAAGGCTGTGGTATAAACCGCAGTCCCTCTAACAATACGGAAGTTTGAAATATTTCCCGTTATATTATTAAAAAACACATCATAATCAGCCCCTATCACTAATGGTAAACCATTTGTTCCAACACTTCCTCCACCGGCTCTTGATCCCTGTAAAGATCCATTAACAAATAATCTGGTTGTCGTACCATCATATGTTAACGCAACGTGATACCAAGTTTGATAATCAAATGTGTTTGTTGATGTTATCACAATTCCCCCCGTATATGCCTGATCAACATAGAATCTTTTACTACCAACACCTCCACTAATACTTCCGTTCCAAGTAACTCTCATAAACCCTGATTGGTTCATTCCCCACAAATATCCATAAGTTCCGGTATTATTAAAATAATACCACCCTTCATAAGTAAATGCAATATCTTGATCAAATCCTGAATTGTAAGCGTATGATAAATAATTAGAACCATTAAATTGAGCACTTCCACTTATTAATGGTAATGTAGGTGTAATTGTACTTGTTTGTGTTGGTGTTATTGTAGAAGAAGCCGTTGGTGTTGGGCTACCTATACTTGGAGTTATAGATGGTGTGTTAGTTGGTGTATCTGTAATAGTTGGTGTTGGTGTATTAGTTGGAGTATCAGTAATAGTTGGTGTTATAGTATTTGTAGGTGTATTAGTTGGTGTATTTGTAGGTGTGTTTGTGGGAGTATCTGTAATAGTTGGTGTATTTGTCGGTGTTTTAGTATTAGTTGGTGTTATTGTATTAGTTGGAGTACTTGTTGGTGTATCAGTAATTGTAGGTGTATTACTAGACGTATTTGTTGGTGTAATAGTATTTGTTGGTGTATTAGTTGAGGTTTTGGTATTCGTAGGTGTATTTGTATTTGTTGGTGTTTGTGTTGGAGTATCTGTTATTGTTGGTGTTGGTGTTTTAGTTCCTTCTGTCTGTGTTATTGTACTTGTTGTTGTTGGTGTAATAGTATTTGTTGGTGTAATAGTATTTGTCGGTGTTTGTGTTGGTGTATCTGTTATTGTTGGTGTTATTGTTGGAGTTTTAGTATTTGTTGGTGTATTAGTTGAGGTTTTGGTATTCGTAGGTGTAATAGTATTTGTTGGGGTATTAGTTGGTGTGTCGGTAATTGTAGGTGTTGGTGTTTTAGTTCCTTCGGTTGGTGTTTGAGTACTTGTTGTTGTTGGTGTTTTTGTGTTTGTTGGTGTAATAGTATTTGTCGGAGTTTGTGTTGGAGTATCAGTTATTGTTGGTGTGTTTGTTGGTGTTATAGTATTGGTTGGAGTTACACTTGGTGTTTGTGTGTTTGTTGGTGTGTTTGATGGTGTTTTAGTTTGTGTTCTAGTTACCGTTGATGTTACAGTATTTGAAGGTGTTGGTGTTGGTGATAATCCCGGAGTTGGTGTAGCTGTCGGTGTTGCTGTGGTTGTCGGTGTTGGACTTGGTAATGGGTTTGGTGTAAATGGTTCGTACAATGAAGTTATTACACCTCCTACATTGGTAACAGTAAAGTTATTATCAGAATTATCTTGTAAGAAATTAGATCCGTAAAAAGTATTCAATAACAATTGAGTTCCTCCTGTGATTGCTGCAGATGGGTTACCATTTATATTTGCACTTTGTGTTTTAGTAAATGACTGAGTTGGTGGTGTAAATGTGGTTGTATAAACCGCAGTGCCTCTAACAATACGGAAATTAGAAATATTTCCAGTTATATCATTAAAAAATGCATCAAAATCGGCACCTATTATTAATGGTAAACCATTTGTCCCAATGCTTCCTCCCACATTTGCCGACCCCTGTAAAGAACCATTGATAAATAATCTTGTAGTTGTACCATCATACGTTAATGCAACGTGATACCAAGTTTCATAATCAAACGTGTTTGTTGAAGTTATTATAACTCCTCCTGTATATGCCTGATCAACAAAGAATCTCTTACTTCCAACCCCTCCACCATAATTCCCGTTCCAAGTAACTCTCATAAATCCTGCCTGATCCATTCCCCACAAATAACCTTTAGTACCTGTATTAAAATAAAACCACCCCTCATATGTAAATGCAATGTCTTGATCAAAACCTGAATTGTAATTAAGTGATAAATAATTACTACCATCAAATTGAGCACTTCCACTAATTATTTGTAATGTAGGTGTAGGTGTTACAGATGTTTGAGTATTTGTTGGTGTTTGTGTGTTGGTTTCAGTATTTGTAGGAGTTGTTGTATTCGTTGGTGTATTTGAAGGTGTTTGTGTGTTTGTAGGTGTGTTTGTTGGTGTTTTTGTTGGTGTCTGTGTTCCTGAAGTTCGTGTATTAGTCTGAGTATTTGTTGGAGTAGCAGTATTGGTTGGTGTTTCTGAAGGTGTTGTCGTATTTGTTGGTGTTTCCGTTGGTGTTATAGTATTTGTCGGTGTAATTGAAATAGTTGGTGTAACTGAAGGTGTTACTGTTTGTGTTGCGGTATTAGTTGGTGTTTCAGTATTAGTTGGTGTGTTTGAAGGCGTTTCAGTATTAGTTGGAGTAACAGATGGTGTTGCGGTATTAGTTGGACTAACAGATGGTGTTGCAGTATTGGTTTTAGTATTTGTCGGTGTTTTAGTAGGTGTAGGTGTTACTTGTAATCCTCCGTCAGTTATATTCCATAAATAAGTTCCTGTTAATATGTTTCTACCAACAAGTCCTGTTAACGAATATTGTATTGATCCAAAATTAGCGGTAACACCTGTTTTTACAATTTGTGAACTCCAACCATTCAATAAATTATCATAATTAGTTATTGAATAATCCGCACTTGTTTTACCCGCCATGAAATTTGTCAAATCAGTAACTCCTGTAACAACCCAATTACTTATATCTGAATTGAACTGAGTAGAATTTTGAAACATTCCACTCATATTTGTAACATTGGACACATCCCATGTACCAATACTTGGTGAATTAGGACTATTATAAATGAAACACCCTGAGAACATTTCTCTTAGGTTAGTTGTACCTGAAAAATTTGGTGAGTCACTCGCAGGGATTTGAACATTCGTACACCCTTTAAAATACCCCCCATTATTTCCAAAATTAACATTTCCCCATTGATTTACATATAAAATTTTTGTTTTTAACGTTGAGCTATAATTTTCAAAATTCCATCCAATTAAAGTTCCGTTTATAATAATCGTATAAGTTCCATTAGTCGTATATATGTGTGTTTGTTCAGGTTGATTATAACTTGTTATAATATCTGAGGTTCCGTCACCCCAATAAACTCTAAAATCATACGTTCCTGTTAAGTCCAAAGGTAATGTAACCACATTTGTGGTAACATTCCAAGTTGTAATAAAAGAAGAATTAAAAATATTATTTGTTGGTGTAATACTTGGCGTTAATGAAATTGTTGGTGTTTGTGTTGGTGTATCCGAAATCGTAGGTGTAATAGATGGTGTTTGTGTACTTGTTTTAGTATTAGTGGGTGTTTGTGTATTTGTTTTTGTGTTAGTCTGCGTTTGTGTACTTGTTTTAGTATTAGTTGGTGTTAATGTATTAGTTGGTGTTAATGTATTAGTCGGAGTATTAGTTGGTGTGTTTGTTGGGGTATCAGTTATTGTTGGGGTTGTTGTTGGTGTGTTAGTAGGTGTATTTGTTGGGGTTGGTGATCCCGAAGTTTGAGTATTTGTTGGTGTAGTTGTTTGAGTTGGAGTATTTGTAGGTGTATCAGTTATAGTAGGGGTATTCGTAGGTGTATCGGTTATAGTAGGAGTTACGGTTGGTGTTTTTGTATTTGTTGGTGTATTAGTAGGTGTATCAGTTATTGTAGGAGTAATGGTTGGCGTTTTAGTATTAGTTGGAGTATTAGTTGATGTTTTAGTATTAGTCGGTGTTTGTGTGCTTGTTTTAGTGTTAGTCGGTGTTATAGTATTAGTTGGGGTATTTGTTGGGGTTTCTGTTATTGTTGGAGTTATTGTTGGGGTATTTGTTGGGGTTTCTGTTATTGTTGGTGTGTTTGATAACGTTAAAAATGGTGTCAATGTACTTGTTTTAGTAACAGTATTTGTTGGTGTATTTGTAGGTGTATCACTTATGGTTGGTGTTTGTGTTTTGGTTGGTGTATTACTTGGAGTTGTTGTATTAGTAGGTGTTTGTGTTTTTGTATTAGTTGGGGTTTTTGTATTAGAGGGTGTATTAGTTGACGTTTTTGTATTAGAAGGGGTATTAGTTTGGGTTTGAGTATTTGTTGGTGTTTGTGTTGGTGTGTCAGTTATTGTAGGGGTATTTGAAGGTGTAAGACCAGGAGTCCATGTTGGAGTTTGAGTATTTGTTGGTGTTGGTGTATTAGTTGGTGTATCAGTAATCGTTGGTGTGTTTGTTGGGGTATCTGTTATTGTTGGAGTTTGTGTTTTAGTAGATGTGTTAGAAGGAGTATTAGTTGGTGTTTTAGTGTTTGTTGGGGTTATCGTTGATGTTGCAGTTGTAGTTCTAGTTGGTGTAATGGTTGGTTGTGGTGTTAACCCTATTGTACATGTTGGTGTTCTAGTAGGACTAGGTGTAACATTAGGACACTCTCCGGGTAATGAATATAACATACTTGCTGACCATGGTGTTGATCTAATTGGAAGAGTATATTGTTTATCTTCATTATCTTCCGGTCTTAGTCCACCTAATACAACACCATCAACACCACTTAATTGAGTTTTCCAAAACCAAACATTGTAAGTTGGTGTATAGAAAACATATGTATCTCCACCAGTTGTTGGAAGAATAAAATAATACCTCCCGTTAAATGTTCCTTGAGCATTTGCCGTGATTGTATATGTTAAATTACCATAAAAATATGCACCATTCCAATCCAAATATTTAAAACACATTGTTTGTAAATTAGGTGTATGTGTTGGTGTTTTTGTTAAAGATAATGTTGGAGTATTGGTTGGTGTATCAGTATTTGTAGGTGTAACACTTGAAGTTAACGAAATGGTTGGTGTAAGACTTAATGTTAATGAAATTGTAGGTGTGTTAGAAGGTGTCTTAGTGTTTGTTGGGGTATTGGTTGGTGTTTTGGTTGGTGTTTTAGTTTGAGTTGGTGTTACTGTTGGTGTTAGTCCAGGAGTTACTGTTGGTGTTGATTGCGGATTTAATCCTCCGTCATAAATTGTCCATCCATACCCTCCCAACGAAATTGGGTTAGTTAATATGTCTCTCGCCATTACACCATCAATAGTATATTTAACGAATCCATTATTTATACTAATACCTGTTTTTACATTTTGACTTGCCCATCTTTGTAACAAATAATCATAATATGTTGGGGAATAATTACCATCATCTTTATTGTTAAAAAAGTTACCATAAACATTTACGTTCGTAAAATCCCAAGTACTAATATTTTGATTGAAATTTAACGCAGTATCAAATATATTATCCATGGTATTAACATAATATGTCGCCCAATTACCAATATATTGATTAAATGATTTCGCATTTCTGAACATGTTATTCATGTTCTGAACATATGTTACATCCCAACCTGAAATAGGTTGATTAAAGTTTTCAGCACCATCAAATAACGAATCCATGTTTGTCACACTTCTTGTCATCCAATTTGTTATTCCACTAAACCCACCATTGTTGAAATTTTTTGCGTTTCTAAACACCGCAATCATTGTACCCACAATTTGTAACTTATTGTACCAGTTACTTAAATCTTGATTAAAAGATGTCGCATCTTGAAACATGTAATCTAAGTTGGTGACTCTACTTATTTCCCAACCACTTAATGGTTGATTAAAATTTGATGCCCCGGCAAAAGTTGCCGTCATATTAGTAACCCCTGACACATTCCACGTGTTAATATTTTGATTAAAAAAAGTTGCACCACTAAAGGTAGAATTTAAAGTGGTGACTTTTGAAATATCCCAATTATCAATTGGTTGATTAAAATATATCGCACCATTAAATGTGTTTTTTAAACTTGTTACTTTTTTTAAAGATGAATAATCCGGTGATGTTCTTTCCCAATTACTTAACGGTTGATCAAAGTTAACCGCATTGTAAAAAACATTTTCCATCGAAGTCACTCCACTGACACAAAAATTAGAAATATCCCCATTAAAATTTGTGGCACCATTAAACATATCTGTTATGTATAATAATTTTGGTGTTGTCCACGAAGACAAACTTTGATTAAATGATGATGCATTTTGAAATGCTAATCTCATGTCAGTAACTCCGGTTACTATCCAATTATCTATTGGTTGATTAAAAGACGTTGCACCATTAAATGTGAATAATAAACTTTTTATGCTTGAAGTATTCCAAGAATTAACTTTACCATTAAATGCTTTAGCATCCCAAAACAGTTTCTCAAACCCATAAACTTTAGAAACATCCCAATTATCTAAATCCTGATTAAATAATTGAGTCTGTTCAAACATATTATCAACTTGTCGAAGTGATGTGGTATTCCAACTATTAAGAGGTTGATTAAAATTAACGGCATGACTAAACATGAACCCCATAGTCACAACTTTAGAAACATTCCAACTGTTAAGTGGTTGGTTAAATGAATTTGCAGCATAAAACTTAGCATACATCGTTTCAACATTAGAAACATCCCAGTTATTAAGTGGTTGATTGAAATCAGATGCATAACAGAACATATACCCACTTTGGGTTACTTTAGACATATCCCAAGTACTAACATCTCCGTTAAATTTTCTAGCGTCATAAAAACAATATGATGTGTTAACCACATTAGATGTGTTCCAATTAGAAAGTGGTTGATTAAAAACACGAGCACTTGAAAACGTACGTACTAAAGTAGTAACACTTGATGTATTCCAATCCCCTATCGGTTGATTGAACTCATAATTATCTCTAAACGTTTCATTAAGATTTGTAACATTTGAAACATCCCAAGTTGTAATATCAGAATTAAAGTTTACACAACCTAAAAAGGTTCCTCCCATATGTAGTATTGTAGAGGTATTCCAATATTCACCATTATTTATTGTTGTTAACGATGTACAATTTCTAAAACCATACGTTAGATAGTTAGTTTCACTTAAATCAGGAACGTCTAAACAATCACTTAAACTCAAATTAGTACACCCATCAAAATAATTCCCCCCATTCCCCATTTTCATAGAACCCCACTGTAACACTTTTCTTATTAGAAGTTTAGAACCAGCATTTGCGAATCTCCACCCAACTAATGTTCCTGTTATTTTTACCACATAAGTTCCGGATGCAACGTATGTATGTGTTTTTTGTGTTTGATTCCACCCTGTAATTGTGTTAGTATTTCCGTCACCCCAATCAACAACAAAGTCATATGTACCATTGGATTGTAATGGTAATGTTATTGAAAATGAACCAGCCGTTAACGGTCCATTTAATGACAATGTCTGTGTTCCCCAAACAGTAACGAAAGCGTCAAGTGGGTATGGTGTCTGTGTTGGTGTCGCAGTATTCGTTGGGGTTTGAGTATTTGTTGGTGTTGGAGTAGGACTTAATCCTGAAGTAATAGTATTTGTTGGTGTTGCCGTATTAGAAGGGGTTTGAGTCTTTGTGTGTGTTGGAGTTTTTGTTATTGAAGGAGTATTGGTTGCCGTCTTAGTATTTGATGGGGTATTAGTTGGGGTTTTAGTGTTAGTCGGGGTTAAAGGTGGTGTTTCCGTATTTGTTGGAGTATTTGGAGGAGTAGATGTTTTAGTTGGGGTATGAGTTGATGTGAAAGATACTGTTAAAGATATTGTTGGGGTAATTGAGGGTGTTTGAGTTGGTGTGTCGGTAATAGTTGGGGTTATTGTTGGAGTTCTAGTATTAGAAGGTGTTTGAGTCGGCGTTTGAGTTGGTGGTGGGGTACAATCAATTATTTTAATTTTTTCACACCCTAAAGAATCAACAAATATTACCATTACTTGTTGTATCGAATCAAAAATTGTAGATAAATAAAAATAGTCTATTGGTGGTACGGGTACGGGACCTTCACCATTTATTTGCCCAACATATTGTCTATTGTTTCCGTTTATATCCGCAACATAGACATCTATCGGTGTTTCTCCACTCGCATTGGTTATTATTATCTCTGTCATGAACTACACTTAATATCATAGTCAATTACCAAATCTGCCTTAATATTTTCGTAGGTCAAATTAGTGTTATTTTTATTCGATAAAATTGTTATTTTATTATCTATCTCATCTATAATTACTTCATCTATACCAATTATTCCTAATAATAATTGTCTTAATGAGTCGTACCATAAATTATCTGTTGGTACTACGGTAAGTGATGTTGTTGTGAAAAATTCTTCAGAAACTTCTATACCAACAGGTATAATACTAACCTTAGCGGTAAACGTTGCGGATACAAGTTCACAACCACTATTTTCAGTTATTAATTCTTGATACCCATCATTTAACATTTCAAGTAAACCAAACTTATTTTCTTTTTGTACATCAAATGAATTGTAATCCATTATAAATGTTTCATATGAAACATAATTTTTATTTCCGGTTAAAGTTACTTCTCCACTATATGAAGAATTGTTATTATCAACTACCGTTAATGAGTATGTACCTGCAGTTAATCCTGTAACCGTAATACTTTGAGGGTTTCCCGATATATTATCCGACCAATAAAACTGAAATGGTGCAATTCCGGAAGTAATAAATGCGGTAATTTGTCCTTCATTACTACTAACTTTTTCACTACTCATAAGTGAAAAAACTACTGGTTCCACATAATCAAGAAAAACATTTTTTGATTGACTACATCCAAAATTGTCAACAACTTTAACTACATGTAATCCTTCAGATATATTTGTAAATGTAAATGCAGTTAAAACCGTATTTGTTAACACATTAATATCATCTATAATATAATTAAAAGGTGATTCACCTCCCTCAGACATAACAACATTAATAATACCATTGTTTTGTCCAAATGTTGTACCTGTTGTTTGTACATCAATGGTAAATTTATCTTCAGTAATTAAAATAATTTCCTCAATGTATGAACAACCATTTTCATTTTGAACTGCAACTGAATATGTTCCCGCAGATAAATTAGAAAAAACATAAATATTACTTGGTAAGGTAACAACAGATGAGGTGGAATCAGGATATATTAAAGTATATGTATAAAGATTATTACTACCATTAACGTTAATGGTTATTGAACCGTCTGTACTTGAACATGTCGAATTTTTTGCGAGGACACTTACCGAATATATTCCGCCGGGTTGTTGTAAATTTGTTGATACATTTAATCTACATAGTGCAGCATCTGTTACATTAAACGAATAAATACCACTACTTAACCCTGAATAAACTAATGTTCTTAAATATGAAATTTCATTATATCCTGTTGATGCTGAATAATAAAATGGTGGAGTTCCTCCTGTTATCTCTAAGATTATTTCCCCATTATTTGACAAACAACTTGGTTGTGTTAATATAAAATTACCAAAACCTAACAATTCAACATCAGTAATAACCGCATCTTTAGTTAACGAACAATTTAAATTATCAATAACATTTACGGAATAAGCACCGGTTGTTAACCCTGTTATAGTGTTTCCTGTTTCTCCATTACTCCAAAGATAAGTATATGGTGGTGAGCCGGTAATTCCGGTAATATAAATTTTACCTAAATTTGTATTACCGCAAGAAGAGTTTGGTACAACCCATAACCCAAAATCAAGAGGTACTGTTTGTTCAATTAAAAAATTTTCACTTCTACCACTACAACCGGAATCGTCTCTTACAATTGAATAATATGTACCAGCACTTAAACTATCGTATATATAGGTTTGAGATGCTGTGGTAGAACTACTAACTAAACTATCATTTGAATCATATATATAAAAATTATTTGTTAAATAATTTGAATTAGTCGAAACACTAACAATTCCATTATTCAACCCACAAGTTGTTGCACTAATTGAATCAATATTACAACATGTTTGATATGGAACATAAGCTAAAACAGGTACTGATTGATTTGGTGTTGAACTATCTATAATAGATATTGTATAGTTACCGGTGTATAAATTTTCTCTTAAAGATGTTTCTCCCGATGTTACTATGTAATCAGAACCTAAATTGGGTTCCAGCCATTGTATTATAAATGGTGGTTCTCCGTCAGTCGGATAAACACTAACTTTACCCGAACCCGTTTGAGAACAATCTCCCGTTATTGATAATACGTAATTTATAGTTGCCATTTATTAAATTGAATTTACATTTAACTGTATTCCAACATTAAGTGTTAAATTTTGATTTAAATTTTGTCCACTTGATGCTAATGTTGTAATTGTTAAATTATCACCATTTAGGAAATAATTTAAATTATATTGAATAATACTTGGTAAATTATTATTTAAAGCAACCCTCCAATCATTATTAGTTGGGACATCGTTAGGTCCGTGCCCCGTATAGAATAATGCTTGAATTAATATTTGGTTACCCAACCTTAAATCCACATACCATTTTGACTCAAGTGAATTATAATTCAATTGATTGTTTAAAATTTGGTTAGTGGTTGCTAACGCATTTAACCTATTATTCAATATCCCACTGAAACTTGTAACACCCACATTATTATTCCAAGGAAAAATGTTAAGTGAAACACGTCTCGAATTTTGAGAATTTATAAAAATTGTTGATGTTATACTACATGGTGTTGCTGGTGTAACATTTGACAATACTTGACATCCTCTTTGTCTTCTATATGGGAATTTTTGTTTGTGTAAAACTGAATTCTCATATTTAATTCCCCCTTGCCAAATTGTTGTTGCCGGAATCATCTGATCAACCAACTTCATCCAAGAAGGATTTATACCTAAAGAATAATCAATTAATTTTTGATATGTATACTTATTATTAGGTAATCCTTCCTCAACTTCAGATAAAATATATTTCCACCATAAAGATTGTAATGTAGGATATCCTCCGGTTTTACCATCCGTAATATATAAACGATTTCTTACGTTTATCATATTTTGCCAAAAAGTTTGAGAAAATTCAAAAAAAGTTTTTTTGTTTGGTTCGGGATTAATAAATGTTGAATCAACTCCTCCAGGTTGTGGGTAATTTATTGTTAATCCGCTATTGGGTATAGGATAGTTATATTTAACCGATTCATCCCAAACGTCATAAACCAAACCTTGTCCGGGATTAATAAATAAATCAACATTTTTTACATTGATTACTAATTTCTCATCTTCAACAAAATAATAAGCATTATAATTACCTTGTGTTGAAACTCTAAGTTTATTATCTGTTGATAACCAAGATTTATTATTATCAATTATTTTTTCAATATTAAACCCATGATCCATGTAAGGAAATTTGGTGTAAATGTCCAAATAATCCTGTCCATAAGTAAATGGTTTCAATTGTGTTTGTATTGAATAGTTTTGATTTACGTATACGTTTCCTGTTATTTGTACTTGTTCAGGACTTCTGTGAGATGGTGTTGATTCGTACCACCCAGCACCTTTTTGGAAAAACATTGAATTAGTTTCTATTGGAGATTTTGGATAACCTTCCAAATCAATCGGATAATTTGATAAACTTACCGAAACATCTTCATATATTGATTGATTAGTAATTCCTGTGTATGTTTTACCCTTTAATCTAAAAATATTACCCGGATCATATTGAGGAACTTCATCCACATATGTTCCACCGGAAATCTTTGAAAAAGAATTATAAAATTTTTCAATATCAATTTTATTATCCGCAATGTATATGTGTTCATTATATTCAAGAATAGATTCCGGTATACCAATTAAATTTAAAACAAATTCAACAGATCTTCTTGTACCTTTAGATTTAAAAATATACGCAGAATTTAATATTAAATTTCTATAAAACGCATAGTTTAATTCTGTCGGTGTTAATGCCTTTGCATAACCGGGATATACATTTTTTGCACCATTACCAAAAATGGTTGATAAGTAATCTTCATTAACAATAGGAGAGAAATTAGAGTTCCACCCTAACGTCTGTGCTAAATTTACTAATAATTCGTTTGGTATATCATTTTCAGGGTTATAGTTAACCGAATTAATGTACGCCAACCCATCAATATATTTTTTTATTTCATCAAAACTTCTACCATATAATTGTAATACCTTTTCAACCTTTCTACCTAAAGTGTCAAAATCTTTTAAAGAATCAGATGTCAAAAATCTTGAAATTAAATTTGTTTTAAATGAATCTAAATTTTCTGCAATATCTTGTAATGATTGTAGATAATCATCAAATTGTTGTGATCTAATGTCTAAATTCCACACACCATCTTTTTGCCACGTTACCGGTAAATATTGAGTGTAAAATTGTCCGTATTCATTTTGTTGTGGTACTTGGAATACTGCAGTATAAATTGGTTGTATTAATCGATTTAAAAGAAATTGTTCTATTTCATCAAAATTTTCAGTAAACACTTTATCAACAACATAATCGTTAGGTCTAATGTTAAAATCAACGTTTGATGTTGTTGCCGTTGTACCAAATGGAGTACCTGAAACATAAAAAGAAATATACCCACTTGTTAAGGTATCTGATGGTTTAAACGATAAAACTTTGTACTCGTTTTCACCGATTACAATTGCATAATCCGAATATGTGTTAAAAAGATTTCTATACTTTGAAACTTCATTATCACTAACATTTTGATTAGTTGTCGCACTTAATGAATAATCAATACCAAATGGGTTATTAATTCTATTAACATTTACCTCAAAATATGTTTCATTTTCAACTTGATCGTATGAAATATTTACCGCAGTATCTCCTGTGGTAAAATCCGTCATAGTAAATAAAACATCAATTGATGCTGGAAAATAATTAATTATTTTTGTTACAGACACACTCAACCTTTTCGCAAAAGAACCATACATTGAAAAATTTAAAGGTTGTGAAATATCATATTGTGGGTATACTCTAAATTGTTCCGATAAAACACTACTCTGAACTAAATTATCAATATTTAAATCCTCTAAATTTACTGGTTCAGCAAACTCACCAACGTTGAACTTCCTATTAACTTTTTCAACAATTCCGGTTCTAAACTCAAAGTTCGCTTGCGTAAGTCCTCCACCATCTACGATTTGTAGTCCTACAATGTTGTCCGAAAAAGTTCCAGCACCATTTCCAGGTCTTGGTGGGTAAAAATATTTTTTAATTGTTGCCATTAACTTACGATGTTATTAAAGTTTTTACTAAAGTCTATGTTATTATTTCTATCTTGTCTAACTTCATACAATAATGAATTAAACTGATCTCTAATTTCAAATAAGTTATATTGTTTAAATATGTTATTATTTGAATCATAAAGTGTGTAAATTCCATCATCAATTGATTTAGTTTGGTTACCTAATAATGCAATCGCAAGTGAAGATGTATCATACTCAACCATTTCAATATCAACTGTTATTGGATTAAAAAAAGTATTTGATATTACAATACTCTGATCCGGTTGTCCAATAAATGGAGTTGAGTTTGGTTTATTAGTTGGAGATGAAGATGGAGACAATGTTAAAAACATCAAATTTGAATTTCCATCGACATATCTATATCTTATAGATTTTTGAGTTGTATTTGTTTGGTTTGTCACCACAGGTTCACAAAAAAAACATGATGTAACAATTCTAAAAAAATTGGTTATTTTTGAACCATCATTGTTTAAATATTCAATTCTAAACCCAACCAACCCTTGTGGAACAAACTTATTAATATATTGAGAAGGTACGTTTGATAAATCAATTACAATACCTTTAACATTTGGTAAAGCACTTAACACACCACAATCAGTTATTTTAGTTCTTATTTCAGCAGGTCTTATATATAAAGTATAAAATCCGATCGCATTAAATTCATTTGCGGGTAATGTTAAATTATATAACCCACCCAAAATCTCAACCCCCGAGTTACCTCCGGTTTGACTATTATTAAAATAAGGTTTTAATATTGTGGGTGCATCCAACTTTTTTAACACGAAATCACTCGTCACATCCCTTGTAGGGGTATAATTCATTATTATTTCAACATCTTCAGGACTAACATCCGCACTCCTTAAAGTACCATAAGTTCCAATTGCCATAATTTCATTTTATTATAAATAGTTTATCCTTTTTTTTCCACACCAAAAAATCCATAACCATACTCAATTAAATCTCCCAAATTATCAATTTCCCCAAGTCTTTGAACTCTTTCATATGCAGAGTTCTTACCCCTTTCAATATATACATTACTTTGTATTTGTGGCTGATCGACAACATTAATTAATAATTCTTGTTTTGTTATTGGTTCTGCGGTAATATTATCCTCCGTAAATCCGGAAGATTTAACAAAATACAACGTACTTCCATCCGAATAATCGTAATAATCAACATCTAGTATTGTATATCCTGTATAATTTGTTGCAATTGAATTAACCACACCATATATCTGTTGTTCCTTTATTACAGGTACCCCAACACGATATTGTGGACTCCCATAGAACTGAAGTTCTGTTAATTTTGAATTACAAATTCCTGAAATGGTAAAAGGTACCGAAACATAATTGTTAGATGTTTGAGCACTTACCACATTAACCGCATCCCCTGAAAAAATAAAATCATAACTTACAGGTGTTCCCGACCAATTACCATAATTTGATGTAAAATATGCGGTACCATTTGGATTATAGTTTTGTTGAATAATATATGGTGTAGTAACCGTTTTAACCACTTTAGTTAATCCCCATGGATTTGTTTGTTCTAACGTAATTTGATATTGTTTTGGTGTTGAATTGGTAGGGTATGTGTGTGAAATATAATTTGGTGTAAATGCGGTTATTTGTTGTACTTGTGACCCGTCACCCCAATCAACAATAAATGAAGACAAATCCAAAAATTTTTGGAATTCATTACTTGTATTAAAAATTTGATACGTATAAGGATTCGATGTTGTTGATGAAAATAAAAAATTTGTTACAACATCTTTTTGATATATCGCACCATCAAATGGTGTATAATATCCCATATCATTGATTGTTTCTCTCAATAATATTGGTATTGTTAATCCGGTTAGAGATGAATTACCATTAGTACCTCCGGTTAAAACCGCACTCATACCCGAGTAAATTCCTACACTATATCCACTATACTGAACCGAACCTAAATCACCCCTTATTGTCTCAGGGGAAATTGTTATTTTATAATTGTCTTGCATTTATATTAAGGATTAACATATTCATACCACTTTATCGGGGTGGTTGTCCCAACCCTATTTCCACTCACTATATCGTTTATTTGATAAGATTGATTAATATAATCAAAAACCACTCTATAATAAAAATATTTTGTTGCGTCAAAGGAATATTTATCACCCGGTATAACAGATTGGGGGTTATTCATCATTTTAACAAAAATCCCCTTTTTAGCATCATAAAATTTTGCCGTCATGTAAAATGTGTTTATAGGGATAAACTGTAAATCTTTTAACCAATAAATAAAAAACCCTTCTTTATCTCCAACATAATCTAAACTAAACTTTGGTTTTCGTATCTGAACATTATTATTCATTAAAATTGCCGGTTCAAAAAAACCTTGTTGTGTTGGTAAAATAACTGTTATATAGTTAGTTTGTCGTTTATCATCAACCGTATCATAAAAATCTAATTTAAAAAAAGATTTTGAAAAATTGTTTTCTGAATAATACACATTATCAACACTAAACCCTTCACTGAGATAACTAACATTCCAACTTGTACTTGAACTTACAGAACCACCACTGAAAAAATAAAACTCATAATTAATATTAGTCTTTTCTTCATTACCATACGGAGCGTGGGGGAATCTATTAAGTTCAAAATCATATCCATCACCAATAACTTTCCTAATCACTTCTTGTTCATACCCATCTATCTCCATATCATTTCCGTTGAAGTCCCATTTAACTTCAACAGGTACATTGATTTGCATATCGGTTACCCCATTCTGTCTTAAAATATATTTATTCACATCCATCTATAAGAGGTTTTACTGGTGTATCAGTACCAAAAGATACTTCATTTATGTTTGTTCCTTCCGGAACTAACCTAAAAATCACGTTTTTAAAAGGATAGTGAGATTTATTTAAATAAGGATAATCCACCCCTACTCCCGCAGCGTCAATAAACCCATAACTATATAAATCCCTCCATCTAAATTCCTGATCTGAAACCGAAAAATAAGACCATCCCGGTACTTGATCAGTATTACTAATATTACCCGTTTCAATTGAACTCGAAAAAGTTCTTAAAGTAACCGGATGATGCGGTTGATAATAAAATCCTTCACTATTTGTTGTCGCACTTTGTGTTATAAAAATACTTTGATTATATTTTAACTTATGATTACATTTAGATATAACTCTTTCTACTTGTTCATAATCATTCCACTCACAAAAATCACCATCAATAATATCACCCTTCTTTAAATCATCATTATAATAAAAAGTCCAAGAAACACCATTAACATTTTTAACATATGAATTTGTTAATATTGATGTTCTTGAATCTACATTATTATCGTCCCACCAAAAATTTGTTGTCGAAGTTAAATTAAACTCCCAACCTCTTTTAATTGCAACCCCATTTATCGGTTTGTTAAAATACCCACTATACCCTTTATTAATTAGAGTTAGAAAAATTTCAGTTATTGGTCTTTTTTGATTATCTAATAAATCAGAAATATCTATATCATGTTTTGTTGTAACTGTATAAGATGCACTTCCGTGTCTCTGAGATATTCTTGAAATATTATTTGGAGTTAAAGAACTAAGTTCATATCTTTTATTATCAGGAAACGGATTGTTTTCAAAACCTGTTCTTGTCACAATAATATCATCCGTGTTTGTTAATATTTTATGTTTTTTTATATAATATTTTGATTTGGTTTCCGTAACATTTTCTGAATTAATAACCCTCTTAAATGTTCCTTTATTACCCGATAAAAACGTATTTCCAGTATATCCAACATTATATATGTTAAACACATTACTTTCACTTTGATATAAATCATTACCCAATGAATATACTTGGAATATATTATGTCCACCATATGATATTGATAGTTCAACAAATTCACCAACCGATAATCCATGTGGAGAAATACATTCAAAACTTACCAATTCATCCCCATTTTGTGTTAAAGAATTTAAAACAAATGGAATACCATCTTTTGCAATCCAATTAAATTGAGTCGTATTAAAAATACATCCCATTTTAGTTTCATAATTATTTTCATATGGATAACTTAAATAATAAGTCCAATTGTATGTATAAGCACTTTTTGAGACATAATTAATATGTGATGGTAAAACATCTAACCTTAAAAAATCAAATTCATAATACTGTGGAAATCCTACCCATACTGAATTATAAACCGAATCTATTGGGTTAACATAATACATGTTATCTCTAAATGGGGGATAATTTGTTGTCCCTGTATAAGCATTAAAGTAAATGTTTGTAACTTTAAATGTAGGTCTAAATACAGTACTTAATTGTCTTTCATCATCATAAACTTGAACCAAATCAACAGTAAAAGTTCTGTCATACTCATTGAGTTGTTTAGATGTATTATCAAGCGAAACCGAAACTCTTTGATTGATGTTTGGTGCCGACTTATATTCATATTTACTAGGTATAATTTTATAATCAGACATCTAATGAATATTTTGTTTTAAATTTATCAAGAGCGGTTTGTCCTTTAATTAAACCAAAATAGAAATGAAATGGTGCTCCAACAATAAATTGAGATGGAAACGTACCTGAATTATTTGAATAATTTCCGGTTGTATCTACATTGAATATATAACCTCTTTCATATATGTCATTCAATAAACTATTTGTACCAACAAAATAAGTTGGGGTGACTCTATTTCTTCTATCTAAAGATTGATATTTTTGAGGAACAATGTCAGATATATCAGTCCTCCAATCATTTTTTTCATCACCAAATATTGATGATCCATTATTTAAACCCCATTGATATAATGGTATTTCTTGGGATTTAATCCCATAATAAAATGTTATAGCGTTCGTTGTTGGGTTTGGTCTAAAATCAATAATACCGGGAGTTAAAAAATCTTTATATTGTAAATTATCGGTTGTTGATGAAAAGAAAATACCCATAGTTGGGTTATTTACAGAACCTAATATTTCCACAGGATCCCCTATATTTCCTGTAGCGTAATAATATTCTGGTGAGAAAGGTATTACACCAAACTCTGAATTAATTGACATGCTTTGTGCTAAATCGCCGTCAATTCTTTTTTCAGGTCTTGAAAATAATTGATTAAGATTACTATTGCTATTCAGTCCCGCTAATAAATTCATAAAATTTTGATTAGCAATTCTTGATATAACAAATAAATTAACTAAGTCTGATGTATCCGAATAACTTGTTGGATTCAGTTCATTTACCACATACCCACTTGTTGCCGGATCAAATATAATTTCATCATAAAAAGATCCTTTCATACCTAAATTCATTATTGTCGTAGGAAACAATATATTACGTTTATTAACCGCTTTAGTTAATGACGATGAGGGAAACCCAACAAAATAATTTGTACCTCCTGTTATATATGGTGAACTTCTATAGTAGAAATTATTTGTTTTATCATCAAAATACACAAGTTTTTTTGGGAAAATTGGTGGTTTTGGTTTATTTTTATTATCATAAAAAGTATCTACTTGTATTGGAAACATATATAACGAACCATTAATCCAATTATTCACAAATGATTGTGATAACACTCCTCTACATAACCCATAAAAAAATCTAAATCTATATCCCCATTGTGCGAAAGATTTTATATCTTTACCTAAAGTTACAAAAGGTTTTTCAACTAACACATAACACCCATTTTGAATACTATCAGTACTAGAACAGTTTGTATCTACACCAAAATTAGTACCATTACCGGAATAACAGGTTAAAGAAACCATAGAAGCACAATCACCCAACGTACTTAATACATTAGTTGCCGCAATTTGTCCCTCAATGTCAGGTGATACTGTATCCGCACCACTACCAAAAGATGTTGTTTGAGCCAAACCACCACCAGTAGTTACTGAATACGCAGCAAACCCTAAATTTTGTTGTAACAAACACGCTTGTTGTGACCAAGAGACTCCATCCAAATAATCAGAAGATGGTAATCTATCAACCCTCATAATGTTGAAATTTTTATTTGTAACAGGCATTGGGTTACTATTAAAATAATCCACATTTGTAGGTGATGTGTAGTAGGTATCACTATACGAAAACGCAACATAACTACCTGTAGGACCATAAAGGAATGTTGCTGGAATTATATATTGAATTATTGAAAATCCCCTTCCAAGATCCATATGTTCCCAATAAAATCCAGCACCTGATATATCTCTTTGATCATAATAATAAGGTGTTGCAACTTGATTAACCCTAAAATCATTAGTATTTTTTGATATTAAAATATTTGAATAATAATTTGTCGTTGTTAACTCATTATTCAAATGTTGTGCATCCAAAGTACCATAATAACCAACAATAGAACTGGTAAATGCAGAAAATTGATTTCCGGGTTGGAAAAATTTTGACGTATAAAAATTATTTAATTGTGATGTTTGAGAAACTGATGAACTATTTGATAGTATCTTCTGTACCGGTACATTGATTCTAGTTTTAGCTTTAATTTTTACATCATCATAATTAGGTTTTCCAAAAATTCTACCTAACCCGTATTCGTTCTCATAAATCGGTGAATAAGGATCAACACCTCTTTGTATTATTGTTATATACTGATTATCAAAATTTTCGAAATAATCTGCCGGTCTTAAATAATGATTATCTAACTCATATCCCGTTCGTGGATATCTTCTTTTTCCTCCGGAAATAACTGTTTCTCCCATTATAACACTAGGAAATCCATCACTTTGATTCCAAAATTGTTTTGCTTGTGTAACCGTTATTGCTGTAACTACTTGATAATATTCAATATCTAAAGGATATATATAATTTTCAATTGTTGATCCGGAGGTTAATAAATATCTTTGTGTTAAATTTGAAAATTGACTGTTAGGATTTGCATAATTAATATCAACAGTTGTATTAGGTAAGTGTAAGGATGTACCTGAAATTCCGTTTGTTATTCCACTACTTGTTTGACCACTAAACAAATAATTAGGATCTTTACTTTTTTCTAAATCAACAAATGTCAATAAAGTTCCACTTTCTAATTTCTGATTTAATAAAACAGTTAAAGTGTTATCATAGTGAGACTTACCTACATTTACATTCGAATCAAAAGAAACCTTTATTATGTTATTATTTTTAAAGTATTCTATTTTAGAGTTAAATAGATTAACTCTTTCCCCTATTGGTAATGCCGATGAAAAAAACCTATAACTTTTACCACTCGTAGGCCAAATTATCTTCTTAGACCACGTTACTTTATATTTATGTATGTCAGTATTATCTGAATTATCACCTCCAATACATTGTGAAAATTGTATTGCAGAAATAGGAATTGTGTCCGCACCATCCTGATCATTAGGATCTAAACCAAATTCATTTTGAACATAATTTTGTAATTTTGTATAATATAACGCATTACTACTAACTTGTGTCATAATAGATGATGGAACAGATCCCAAACCATCAGATAACCCATCTGTCTGACATTCACAAGTATTACAGTCCGGATATGTTATCATTGCAAGATTAATTCTATTGAATTTTTTTGAGACAATATCTCTAAACTTAGCAGTTAAAATAATAGATAATACTAAATACGCAACAGATTGTATCGCAAATTTTACAATTAACCCAACAGCCGGATATGCAACCGCAGCCGAAATTCCAAAATCAATTGATAACTTAACTAAAAACCCTATTAAAAATACTAAAATAGGTACCGCAAAATTATTCCATAAAAATGCAACAATATGTAAAATTATAACAATTGGTGTACCAAATAATTGTATTATTTGAAATAAAAAAGAAACTATAAAAAATAATAAATCAAAATTCCTAAAACCATCATTTACCGGAAATTTATTTACTGTACTTTCACAAGTTCTATCATCAATTTCTTTAACACCAATAAATCTACCTCTACCACTTCCGTTTTTAAATTCATCAATAAAACTTGAAACCGTATAAACTCTATTATAATTAAACTCATAAAAAGTATCTTCACAATTTATTGCAGCTGTTGGATTTGTATAACCAGACCAATCTAACCCAAAATAATACGATCCCGATAATTCTTGTTTAATTTGCGGATTAGTACTATTATATGGATCAGACCCAGAACTAACCCACCCATATTCTTTAATATTTGGTATTAAAAAATGTGGTCTTCTAACTTGTTCTGTTAATGTTTTTGGTTGTTTCCATTTTACTTTAAACCTATATTTTGATTTTGTAGGTATACCTACTTTTGGATTTTTTGATAATACTTTTTCACCAAATTCATTTGTTATAACATAATCTAAATTCATTGGTAATTCCGTCATCCAAGCACCGTTACCATCAATTATATTACCGTTTTCTTCTATTTTATATTCTTCTAATATTGGATTTCCGTTACTACCTTGAAATATTGTTTGTCTAATCGCCAAGATTTGTCCGGGACCTGTTGTCAATGAACATAAGTTACCCATATCATCTTTAGGTTTAGTACCTGAAGAAACCAATATATTTCCTGGTGCATACACCGGTCCTTTTACTCTATATTTATCTTCAGTAGAAAATATAGAACCCATAAAGGTTGCTGTTGGGTTAATCTCAATATTCAAATCATCTCTTAAATCAAAATCTATTCTATTAATCGCTATTTGACAAATACTTGGTTCACCCCATAATGGTTTGACATCAACATCTTTTTGAATTGAAACTATCTGTGGTAAAGAATTTAAATTACTTGAACTTTTAAATCTAACCCCATCCATTTGAGCCTCAGTCCCTCTTCCCATTCTAATTATATCTTGCGGTGATAATGAAAATTCACCCATATCAGATAAATCTAAATCCATGAAAATAATGTGAGGACCGGTTGGTACCCCCATTATCATATAATCACCACTGTCATTAGTTTTAACAGTATATTTATAATACTTATCATAAACTTCAATGGCGGTAGAATTAGTTAAAGCGTCTTTTCTCGATGGAAATGTACCTGTTGGTGTGTGATTTGAGTATGATTGTTCGTGTGGTAATAGATTATATCTATACCCATCCTCATTTTTATCACTCGGTGATTTGTATGGATAAATTGAAGTTATTAATGGATTATCTAAATCTTCATTTTGAATTGGTACAAAAATAGATATTTTTGCATTTGGTAATCCGTACCCACTATTCGCACTTACCCTACCAACAATTGTACCGTAATCTGAACAAGATCTGGTATAAACCTCAGATTGTTGAATTTTTAAAGATAAAATCTCCAAAAAATCAAATTCTTGTTCTAAATTAACATTAATTGTTTTGTTAATACCTAATTCGGTTTTTATTCTTTGAAATTTTCCCATTTAACCCTTTAGTAAATAAATAGTTTAGGGTGATCTTTTATAGATGTCACCAAACCTAAAAAATAAGAAGAACTTTGAATAAATAAACCGGTTATGAGAATGTTACAGATTGGAAATTTTTAACAGAAACTCTAATATCTTTAGCTGGGTATCTTACTTGATACACCTGACTTGGTTCCGCAAAAATTGTATCGTCAATTGGTTGTATTTTTTTTGTGGCAGGATCAGCATACTCCATTGAAGTTTCCGATGATGAATATTGTCCACCCACATTATTATAAACGTCTAATCCTGTTATAGTTATGACACCATTTTGTGTTTGGATTAAACTTTTTAATTCAGATAAATAAACATTTTGTCCTAATTGTCTTTTAATTGGATTAAAATATTCAGAAACAATGTTAATCACATTTGAAATGATTTGTCCTGAGTTTTGAGTCGCCTCAAGTACAACAGAAATTTCAACAGATAAGTCAATTACATTTGCAGTTGTAACCGAAATATAATCATTCATCATTCTATAGTTAGATAAATAATTTGCCAAGTTTTGCATTAAAGTATTAGATACTATCGGTGTAAGTTTACCCGATGTATCATATGATAATACTTGAATATTAATTTTATTATCTATTTCAGTTATTGATACTTTTGCCGGAGCCCCAAATTGTGCCGGCATATTTCTTATAATTGACTCATAATCTTGTACCGTTACCGCTCTTTTTTGTGCCGAGAAGTTAAATGACACAAAACTTCTAACCTCTTCTGTTGTTGGAACATTAGCACCACCAATAGCGGCAATTGAGTTTGTACATCTTAAAGATGATATTACAGAATTATTTGTTACTTCTGAAGGACCATTCACAAAAAATGAAACAGTACCAACTTGATTAATAACACTAACACCCAAGTTAGTTGCCAATCCTCCCCCTATTCTATATTGAATAAACAATGTTGAATTTGGAACCAAAGTAGAACCTAACGCAAAATTGTTTGAATAGTGTTGTATATTCAAAGGAACCGACATATTAGTAAATTGATTCAATTGATCTTGTGCAGAATTAACTCCTCCACCAAATATAATTTTCTTAAACCCTTCAGGTGTAAATTCAGATATAAATCTATTATCAGTTTTAATATATTTTCCAACTTTAATTCCGGGTTGATCTGAAACCTTTGTTGGATCTTCAACAAATACCCTATCTTCTGCTAACGCATCTACTTCATACCATCTATTGGCACTACCAAGAAACTCTGAAGATGTTGGTATGTTAGTATATTCTGTACCATTTTTAAGTAAAACACTTGTAATACCAAGAACATTTTTTTCAGGTAAAAATAATTCATAAAATGGTTTTACCTCATTTGCTGTTATAACCTTTTTGAAAACTTTTGTTACACCATTAACAACAACTTCTCTTTTTGTTATAGTATAATTAACTATAATACCATTAGCATTAAAGTTAGGTATCTTAGTTCTATTTAAATTTCCTTGAGAATCATATGGAGATGCGAAATCAATATCATTAACGTTTTCAAAAACCTGTCCTCCTCCAATAAACTGAGAACCTCTAAGTAAGATACCTAAGTATCTTTCATCTTCTTTATCACCAAAAACAGGGACTGTTATTGAAATATCTAATAAAGATACTGAAGGTCTTTGTCCCGGTATTTTTAAACCATATGTTCTAGCAATATTATATATTGACGATCTTTGTTGAGCATACAATAAAACAGTTTCTTGAATACTTCTATCAATGTGATAATGTAAGTTATCCGCAATAGCTGCGTTTAAATCCAAAAATACAGAGAATACTGACGCATCATTAAAATCTTGAATAAGTTCAGGATAATATGTTTTTACGTAATTTGCTAACTCTACTCGTATAGCATCGTAATCTCTAACTGTGTATGATATTTTATTGCTTGCCATTTAATTTAAATATTAATTATTACAAAATCACTCTGAGAAAATGTTGCTCCGGCGGTTGAGTATTCTATTTTTACCTTAGCAGTATAATCCGCAGTTCCTTTACCCGGAACACGAAAAATACTTGAAACATCATCAACTGATGGTGAACCAATTCCCGGATTAGTTTCTTCTGATTGATCGAGTGGTGTTATTGATATATTATTGACTATAAGGTTTGGCATATATTTTGTTATTGCATCCCTAATATCCGATTCAATTGCATTAAATGTTAAACCGTCAAATGGTTCAAAAATAAATTCATATAACCTTGTACCAAAATCAGGTAAAAAATATCTTGAACCTTTTCTTGTTAAAAGAAGATGTATTAAGTCTGCTCTAATTTCACTAGATTGAAATTCAGTTAATTGAAGATAATCTCCTTTATTTGAATCTCTAAAAGGAAAATTTATACCATATGTTATACCATCTGCCATATGTAATAAATATACTTATATTATTTTTTTATTGTAGTATTACCTCTTTGTCCAACGGGTTCAAAAGGACAATGTTTGCATTTGTTACCGCAACAGTGTCCCCTGTCTATGTGATACTGTTCTGTGAACACTAATCGTGTTCCATCCATATAATAATGAGAAGGGAGAAGTTTAGGTAGTTTCTTTTCATTTTCTTTCATTTGTTATTTTTTCACATATATCTAAAAAGTAATCTTGATTGAAATAATTTTTCATTAAGTTAATGTCTTTATGAATCCATTGTATATTACCAACAACATACCCTTCATTTGAATCTATCCTATCTATGGATGCGGTTGCCCCATAATTATCTTTTTTTGAATGTGAAAAATAGATTGGAAGTTTACTTAAATTACATTTAAAATCTTGGTCAACTAAAACTTGATTAATATATTCAATTGTTATGTCAAATATTATATTTCTTTTGATTGCATTTCTTTTTATCCTACCATAATATTTTCCACTTATGTTTTTAAATCCTCCCCACAAAGGATTAGTTTCACCAGGTCTTGAATTATTACATTCTAAACATCCTTTGGATTTTCCATTTAATAAAGTCCAACAAGAAACATAATTTTCTACGCCACATTCACATAAACACAAAATTTGTGCCTCTCTTTTTAATTCTATATTTCCATTTATAATAGTATATTTACCAAATTTTTGACCCTCCATAAACTTTCCAAAATATTTTGATGTTCCTTTTTTTCCCATATTAATAAATATACAAAAGGTGTGTGAAAATCAAATCACACACCTTTTAATAATAGATTTTTTATTTATCATACAATTTCGCAAGCACCGGAGGCACAAGCCGCTTCACCTTTTAAATCTGTATCATCATCCATTTCTACAATCTTAGATAAGTCAACATCGTGTAATGTTTCCATCAATTTATCATAATCTTCTTTTGTACAATCCTCAAAAGGGGCTTGCTTATAACTATGATTAGAATAAGGTAAAACTGATAAGCCATTGTAGTGTTCCCTTTCGGTCCACATCCACTCTCCAACTGCCGGCCATTCATGTTCTCTTACTGAAATAGTTGCGGAAACATTATGTGAATTACTTCCACCTCTGTGTCCTGGTTTAATCCATTCCATATGAACTTTTTTAACCCTTTCTAACAATTGGATTGGTGATTCATTTCTCAAAATTGAACCTTCTGGTGCTTTTTGTGGAATACCAATAACCGCAGTATCGTGTGGACGAAAATATTCATCTTCAACTAACTCAGGGTGATTATCTCTCAAATAACTATAAATAGCCTCATTTTTACCGACACGTATTCTTCTAATATAATAGTCATTGTGCCAAGCATGAATACCTGATGACGTACCAAGTGTTAATGATGTTGTTCCCGCTGGTTTAACTGTAGTTGTTCTTGCTGCTTTATTAATACCTAATAGATTTGCAACTCTTTCATTTTCAACTTTAACAATCTTAGCCGCAGATTTCATATCCAAACCTAAAACCGCACCTGAACCAATACCTGTCATTGAAATACCAATCAAGGCATCCTTTTCAGTTGTTCTTTGCCATATAGGCCTTAGGTAATGGAAATTTGTGTATCCCGCTTGTAATGTTCCAACAAATGTTGCTGCCTTTACTCTTGCCTCATAATCTTCTTGATTAACAACATTTGAAACATTAATTTCGGTTAGGTTGCAAAATTGAAATGGACGAAGTGCAATCTCACAACAAGGGTTTGTTCCCCAATCTTTATCATTTGTGAAATAGATTCCGGGTTCCCCCGCTCCACTTGCCTCAATTCTTTTCCAAAGGTCCATAAAGTAATCTTTGGTAATTTTGTGTCTTAATATTGCCGCTGAGTTGTTTGCTCTTCCTCTTTGTGGGTTTTTTTCCCACCAAGCACCTGACTTACAACTAATCATTTCATCATCTGTTGCTGAGAACAAACTTATGAGAGCTGCGCGTCGGATTCCTCCTGTCAATACGGCGTCAGCAATATGACAAATCATATCATGAGCTTCAATTGGTTTTAATTTTTCGCCGTCTTGTTTAGATTCAAATATACCTTCCATTTTAATTAAACATTCCTTAAGTGGTTGAGGTCCGGGTGCCTTACCTCCCGATGTTATTAATCTTGCACCTTTTGGTCTAATATCACTGAAATCAAATTCAATCTTTGAACCACCAAAGAAATATGATTTAACTAAAACTTTAACCGCATCTGCCCAACCTTCAATTGAATCAGCAACCAACCATCTTCTTGTTCTTTCATTTGGTTTTCTGATTTCAGGTAATTCTTCTACGTGATGTTTTTGAACTGAGTATCCAACACCTGTACCACCCAATAAAAGGAACATAATCTCCGAAAACACTCTCCAATCATCAACCGGTGCATAAGCACAGTTATAAATTCTATTCGGGGAAATTTCAATCGGTTTTCCTGCAAATTGCATTGACCTCATAGATGGTAATACTTGCTTATTATAGACAAACTGATAGTTGTCTCTTATCTCTTGCTCTAAATGGGGATACGATTTAATGTGCATCTCCATGTTTCTTGTTACTAATTCGTACCAAGTTTCTCTTCTTTTTAATTCAGGTAAGTACTTTGAATATTTCATATATACCGTTACTTCGCTGAGAATTCTGTTTGAAATTTCCATTTTATTGTTTTTTTGTTTTTTATAAAAAATCAGTGATTTTAATATTAAATATAAGGTTGCTATAAAAGCAACCCATAATTTTAATAAAAAAAAGTAAGTTTTTTTGTGAAAAAGTAGATATTTATATTTTAATTATTTTGAGCGTTTTGCTCTCTTTGTTTTCTTTTTTCCAAGAGTTCTTTAACTCTATCTTTTTTTCTTTCTTCTTGTTGTTCTTCAAATCCAAGGAATGTAACTGAAGATTCTATATCTATTTCAAGTAGTTCGTTGTTAAACTTACAATTCTCAAATACTACCCCATCTTTACCCAACCTTGACTTTGTAATTGCAATTGTCGCTAGATTTAATTCTTTTTGTTGTAATGTTTTTGCTATTGATATGATAACGTGTCCAACTTGTGCTTTCTTAATTGAACCACCCATTTGGTCTGTAGTTACAACTTCAGATGAAATTGAACTTCTATTACCTTGAGTTGCTGTCCATCCAACTAAATTAAGTTCGTGACACATCGCTTCAAATCCTCTCATTACCGAACCTTCTGCCTTCCATTCATCTTTACTTGTTGATTCCGGTGTAACACAATCAATATAATCTAACATAACCAAATCAATCTTCATACCATCGGCAATCATCTTTCTAACCATATTCTTAATGTTAGACATATTGTATGTATCTGATGCCAATTTAATTAACTTTAATTCATTTGTCATTGTGTTCTTAATCTCTTCAACTTTTGAGATAACTGTTTCTCTGTGTAGATTAAGATTATCCGGTTCAATACCTGTCCAAAGGGTAAAGTGTTTTCTTTGTACAATCTTTGGATTATCCTCAAAAAATATTTGAAGAACGTTATAACCAAGATTAAATGCTGTGTTTGCAATTTTGGTTAAGATAGTTGTCTTACCAACCCCCGTGGGAGCTAATATAACTCCTATCTCACCCTTTGCAAGTCCTCCCTTGAGTAATTTATCAATTCCGGGGATACCCATTGGTATTGGGTGTCTATAGTCCTCATTCAAAACTTCATCCAATCCGGAAAATATATCAGTGACTCCTGTTTGATGTTCTCCTACTTGTAACGCTTCTCTAACCAATCCTTCAACCTTATCATAAGATTCAAAATCTCCGTCTGTTATTATCTTCTGAGCCCTTTCCATAGCTTTCTGTAATTCTTGTTGTTTACAGAACTTCAACGCTTTTTCTTGGACAAACACACTACCTTCAAAAGGTGCGTCTTTTATTTGTTTTAAGGTATCAATAACAATCTTTAAAACTAACTCTTGAGTTATCTCTGACTTTATTAGTTGTTCCAAAGTATCAAAAGAAGGAGTTGATTCATACTTCTTATAATATTCTTTAGTTAGTTGAATGATGATTTTAAAATATTTGTTATCAAAGTAGTTGGGATCTAAAACATCCATTATGGAGTTTGAAAATGTTTTATCTACAATCAATTGATTTATTAATTGAATCTGAAATGTGTTTCCTAAGTAATCAAAATTTTTTTTCATAATGTGTGGTATCCCCTTTATTGATAAATATCTTTTAAGCTAACTGATAATCTAAATATTCGTAAGATAATTCGTAATCTGAAAAGATGTCAGTCAATCCTCTCAAGATTTCTTTTAAGAATGGTCTTACGTCAACCGTATAACGAACTTTTGGTGGAAACATTTTTCCGTCAAAAATTCTATGACAAATTGTCTGTTCCCCAACCTTAACATAAATGTTAAAGTATTCCGCATCTTCTGTGTAAGAAGTACTCATAACCGATGGGTCGTGAATGATTGCGTCTTTGTTATCCATCATATAGATAACTGTCTTCATCTTCAAGTCATAGGTTAAACTATCCTTGATGCTCTTTACGAATTCATACAATTCGTTAGAGTTTTTTGCGTTAGGATTAAATCCTCTCACATTAAAGAATCTCTGAACAATGATGTTGTCATTCAATGTTAACAGAAACTCTAGTTTAGTGCTGTCTTGCTCTTTCATTTGTTTTCTATTTTTGTTTGATTATTCTTTTTTCTTTTCTTGATAGTTTTAAAAATGGTTGTATAAACTTAACCCAAGCGTTATCATCTTTTGGTAGATACTTGAAGAGTCCATCGTCCATCATCATCTTCATTAGATTTTTATACCCCCTATCTGTAGGGTCCATATTTTCTGTGTAAACTATATTCACAAGTTTCTCTGCTTCCTCTGTAATAAGTGGATTACCTAAATCCACAATCTTTAAATTTGTCTTGTAAAACTTCTCTCCAAGTATACCATTTTTTGACTGTCCTGTCAAAATTTTTTCAATAATTTTTGGAACTTTTTTTTCTTTCCCAATAATTTTGGCACTATCCAAAATTTCATTTATAGTACAAGTTTTCTTTTGTAACTCAGGAAATAATTTAACCAATGTCTTTTCTCCCAATCCTTCTATTCCGGATATGTTATCTGACTTATCACCAACAAATACTTTTGTTAATAATACATTTTGGTGGGGGATGTCAACTTTGTTAAGCGATATCTTATCACCATATTTGTAGTGTTCTTTTTTTATTGGAGAATATACACTAACATTTTTTGATATGAGTTGTGTGAAATCTTTGTCTGATGACAATATGGTAATTTTCTCATTGGTTGCAATTTTACAATATTGTCCAATTAAATCGTCCGCTTCATTGTTTGGGACTTCTATTTGTCTTACGAATATTTCTTCTAAATATTGTTTAACTCTGTTCTTCTGATATAAATAAGATTCATATTCCTCCTCATTCATTTCATTCTTTCTGTGTGCCTTATATTCCGGATAAAGTTTTTTTCTGACACTTGTATTGGTTTCACTATCCCAACATACAATTACTTTGTCGTAATTATGTTCATCTAAAAAATAACGAATTGTATTAATAAAATGATAAATTCCTCCGATATGTTCATTTCCTGAGAATAAATCCCTGATTCCATTATAACCTATCATATATAGGTTATTTCCATCTACTAAAAGTGTTTTCACTCATTTGAGTTTGAGGTGATAAAATATTGTTTCTTAACTAAATATAGA